GATACTAAATCGATAAAAGCTAAATCAGCATTGAGAGCTTGATCTGATTGTTCAAACTTAACGGTAGCTAAAGCTACATCGTCTACAAACTCAGGTATACCTTTTTGCACTTTACGTTTAAGTCTTCTTTCTATATTAACTGTATTTTCTTCACCTACCATCGAACCCAAACCAACACCAAATGCTGGATCTCCTGCTAAGCCATCAACTAATAATGCGAAGAAAATTTCATTCTTTTTAATAGGCTGTAACTCTGTAACTTCTTCAATGAAGTCTTCATTAGGTACACCTGCTATATTATAAATTGCTTTATCTAAATTTGCCATTATTTTAATGTTCCTGTATTAAAATTTGCACTTGTTACTGGTGACTTTGGTGGTACTGGAGGACTAGTGCCCAGTGCCGCTGTGGAAGTTTGTGTAGGCACACCGCTTAAAGAATACATATGCACATGCTCTAATACAGCCTCTAAAACTGTATTCAGGGTTGTATTATACTTGCTTGTTTTAATCTCAATATCTCCTAAAGAATCATTAACAGTTAAAGTAATTCGTTTATCAGGACTTTCATAAATAATATAACGATCTTTACTAGCATTCTTAGGTAAATCATTTCTTTCTTCTACTACGCCACCGTAATAATACGCATCATTTAAATCCCCACCTCCAAAACGAACGCTAACTTTAGATCCTACTGTAGGCAAATAAGTACTGCCACCTTTTTTAGTTGCTGTAACTGAACGTTGTCTAGCCCAAGGTAAATATTCATCGGGTATACCATCCATAAGACCTTTTACTCTGACTTTTACTCTATCGGCATTATCAGGATCATCAATTGAAACTACTGTAGCTTTGTATTCTCCAGGAAAATTTAACATTAGCGTATACCTCTTAAATCGTAACAATTATATTCAGTGTCATCACAAGTCTCAGTCTTAGAATCATAATACTTATCTGGTTTACTTAAAGCACAACCTACAACGCAGCTCCATAAAACAATAAGAATTATCCAAGGAACTAGAATAATACCGATAAAAGCTAATATTTCTTTTGTTTTCAGTTTCATTATCCTACCTTTATAATCTTACAAGTCGACCAAGCTGCTGCTGTGCCAAAAGTAAATAGCAGCGTTTGACTTAATGCATAATATTTACCGGTAAGTAAGCCGCTATTTTCCGCTACCATAGAATTTTCATCTACAATAATATTAGAGCCCAACATAGGATACCAGCTTGTTATTGATACATTAGCGGTAAAATTGCTATAATAAATTCTAGATTGTGTTGCTTTTATTAAAGCATTATTTAGTACACTAGATGATGTAGAATAAAACACATTCTTTGATACCGAAGAATTTCCTTCAAACGTATTAGTTAAATCAGCTACGTTGTCAGCATCAGACACCATTTTAACATTTAAACCACCATCTAAGTCAATTCTCTTTCTATTATCATCAATAGAATTGACAGCTAAAGGTAAGTCTTTTAGATCTTCCGATCCATTTAATATACTACGTATAATTACTCTATTTCCAACAACAGCCCCTCGCATATAACCATTACCAGCCACTGCACGAGATAAACAGTATTCTATACCTTCTTCTATTGTAGCTGTGCTCGGTAATAAAAGAGTATCTAAAGCAATATCGCTATCTCGTACATCAAAATTGTTAAAACCTGCCTTGCTATAAAAACTTTGTGCAATTGATGTAACGTTACCTTTTCCGTATAGAGGTTCAGTAGACTCCATCTTTAAAGAGTATTTAGAATAAAAGTATAAGCGCATCTGCTTTAAATTATTCTGTGATCCTAAGTGTTCTACTTTATATAGAATGCCATCAAATTCTATAGGATCACCACTATCTGGTGTAATAGTAAAAATAGCTGTCTCTGTCGAATCGATAGTTGGTATTACTTCACTTATTATCTCATAGATAAGAGCGTCTACTTTATTCTCGAAGCTCATTTCGTACGCTAAATGCATCGGAGTATGCGCAAAAAAATCTTTATTACTACTAAGTTTTATATCTAAATCCATAAATTATAATCTCGAAAAACCACTTACTTGTTCCTGATTCTCAACTAAAACTCTCGCTAAAAGCGTATCAATATCAGATTGACTTGGATAAGCTAACTGGTAGCCTTTAGCTAAGGTATTATCCACAGATCTGTCGGTATATGCTATAGAACAATCAATATCAACAAGTGATGTATTAGTAATTACGGTCGCTCCTCTTGTTCCATATTCTATGTATAAATCATTAACAGAATCTTGATCCACATCGGCATACGTATTACCTTGAGGATCTTGATAAGTAGGTATAGTATCTCCATTAGATATTACTTCGAAATTACCTACAGCTAAACCTAAATCATATGTTTGTCTATCATACACATCACCATCACGCGCGTCAATAGATAAAGGTAATACTTTCTTAATAGTACTAACTGTATTTGTACCTATGCGCTTTATCTTATTGTATAATAGTAAAACCCAATCTAACATAGGATCTTCATACAAATCATAAGAAGCAATATCTATGCGACCATCAACCTTCAAAGAGTATAAACCTAAGGCTGTTAAATTAGGTAATTCCTTAGCTAATGTATCCCAAACATTTAAATTCCCCATATACTTATCAACAGAATAGTTTGAAGCTACTTTTTGATTTATTTGTTCAGTAACATTCATTAAAATGACCCCTCTGGATTTACAAATACTCTTGAAGCATTTGTTACTCTAGTACGTAAAAAATTTCCTATACCCCCTGCTTTAGATATATCTACCCTACCGCTTGAAGTACTACCCGCTGCTTGTGATGCTGCAGTTGTAAAACCACTGTTTGCACCTGACGCTAATGTTGCTTTACCTCCTACATAAGCAGCTGCAGTTGCTGTTAAATTAACATTTAATATTTGATATAAAGCACCTCCGAGAATTTCAGAAGTTGTTGTAGGTATACGTGCTGCAAAACCTGTAGATAAAGCTGCACGTTTTTGTACCTTAGTTACATACTGACTCTCATTAACTACACTAGCTAAACCATCTATTACTGATTTAATACTTAAAGGAGTAAAAATTAAATTAAAATTAGCCATTCTTGAAAAACCATAATCATCAAAACCATGAGTATCATCAGTACCTTCGGTCATAACTGCTTCGCTAAGTAAACAATTATCTAAGCGTAGTAAAGGTACACTTTTATCATCGTCTAATACAATCGCTGTAGCAGCTTGTAAAGGAAAGGCTTTTCCGCTAACTACTTCAATATCGCAAACAGCTCTAGGAGCATTTAACGCTTGTACATCTAATCCGCGTAATAACTGCTTATTCATGTCTTGTGCGAGCTTTTCAATGTATTTCTTTAATGAAAAAGAATCTGAGAGTATTGGCGTGAGCATTCGCGTTAAAATAAAGTCTATAGCTTTATAATACTGATATTCATACAGATTCTGAAATCCTGCCATACCAGTAAAATTAATTGGATCGACAGCAGTTGAATTCCATATATTAGGAGAATCTAAACTACCTTGAAATTGTTGTACAAATGAGCCAACGGATTGCAATATATCTTTAACATTAGCACCAGCTCTCGCTGCCAAATTACCTGCTTGAGCTAATTTACCTGGATCACCTGATCTAAAGCCAGAAGCTAAATCCCCAGCTAATGCACCAACTTTACTTAATACACCACCACCAAAACCTGCAGTAAATCTCTGTGTCATACTTAAATCAGGTATTACTCTCTCATAAGTATTCTTTAATGTAAGTTTAGGAACGGCACCTGTTAAGGGTATAAGTAAAGGATCGTCATTCAGTACACCTATTAATAATTGTGTTACATAAGCTTTAAAAGCTTGATCAGTAATTTTACCCAGATCATCTTCAAGTAATAACAGTGCACCATCTTTATAAGGCCAGAATTTCAACCAGATACGATTCTGTGTATAATCTACGTTGAATACAGTTGATATAGCCATAATTAATTACTCCCTGCAAAGAGATTAGTACTTCTATTTCTATCAGTAAACTCACTCGAACCGTTCATTCCACCATTACCATTTACTGTAGAAGCGGATTGACTTACACTACTCACATTAGGTGCATTAATTAAAGAATTATTAACTTGAGGCACATTACCTCTAATTGATTGTAACATATCATCTAATAATTTTAAGTTCTTTTCACTATTGCTGTTACCTATCTTTAGTTCTTCTAAAGTCTTTTCTTGTAACGTATTCATATCGCCAAAGAGATCAGCCGCTGGCTTAGCAGGTTCAGTAGTAGGTGCAACTGCGGGCAACAGACGTTCACCTTTGGTTTCCATAATCTCATCTAAGAGTTTTTCTCCTGCCTCTGATGCTTTTACATTAGCTTCTGTAGATATCTCTTGTTGTATTTGATTTTTCTTCTGCTGCGCTGGATCAGCCTCTAAAGATATAGACTTAACAAATTTAGACCAGTTAGTTGCGAGTTTTGCAAGTGATGCGCCTATACCTATAAGTCCTAAAGCTTTTAATATACCAGGTAAAGCTTTTGTAACTGCTGTACCCAAAACGCTACCAATAGCCGTAGCGGCTACAGGCAATAAGTATTTTAAACCAGAAAGTAAATCTGACGCTATATTAGCTACGCTCGCACCTATTGTAGTAGCAAAATCAAGTATCTTACTACCTATACCTGCAAATGCTCCTAAAAATGCTTTACCTTTTTGAAATTTCAATAAATTAGATAACAGTTTATTAGTCTTACCTCTTTGTTTTTCAGCTTTAGCAGCTTCTTTACGCTCTCTACGCCATGTTCTAAACTGATCAAATCTATCTTTAAGAAATAAACCTGTATTCTTTATAGTACTTAAACCTATATCTTTTAAAGAAGTAGCTATACCACTTAAAGGCCCTAACATAGATTCAGTTACGGTATTACCAATATCTTCTGCCTGTGTTTTTAAAGGCTCAGTACCTTCAGCAACTTTAGCTCCTACATCTGTAAGTCCTGTACGTGTAGCACCAATTAAAGATTTTAATAAGCTTTTACTTTCTTCATCTGCCGGCTTTTCTGCTTCTTCGGGAACAACCGTTGGAACTTCTTCAGGGGTTTTAGGTTCTTGCGTAATAGGTTCGCCGATATCTTCTGCCTCTTCTACACCCTTAACCATAGCCGCGGGCGCTACTAAAGCAGCATTAGCACTATCTATAGCCTCTATCTGCTTTTGTTGGAACTGACCTATATTACTAATTAAGTCAAACAACTTACCTACAGTTTCTGTCTGTTTGAATCTTAAACCCTCAAAAGGTTTCTGTAGATTAGATATGAACTCTTTTACGCCGTCGGCCATAAAATCCTCTTATTTACTTGCACGTTTATTTCGTAGTAATCGCTCGTGCAAATCAAGTACTACGTTAATGTCGGTGTCACTTCTTAGTTGTACGCCAAAAGTCTCTAGAACTATACGTTCCATATCATCAAAAAAAGTCACACCAAATCGAAAAAATAATCCGATGCCTCAATGCTTACTTTAATATCCTTTTTGCAATTTGAGCAACTCGTTGTATAATCGCTATCACTATCAGGCGATAATTGCATTACCTGAGCATTAATCTTTTTATATAAAGCTACAGGTTCATCTCTTCCACTGCCAAAAAATAAAACCTTCTCTTCAAAAGTTTTAGCTGGCTTAATATCTGAAATTAAAGATACTAAGCCGATATCAACCAAAGATTCTGCAAAATCTTCTACATCTTCTTCGTCACCATCTAAATTATAATCATCCTTTAAAGAATCAACGGTCAAAGCGGATGCTTTATCTTGAATAGTTATATAATCTTTTACTGTAATGTTTCTAGGTAATACTTCAATAACCTGCCCATCAATCTTTTCATTAACAACTTCAGGTTGTACTAATTTAGGTTTTCTGAACTTAAATATTTTTACTAAATCAAGTACTCTCGGATTTAATTTTTTACAATGAGGACAAGTAAAAGTCCTTTGATATTGTCTACCTTTCGACATAGCTACAATACCGACCAGTATGTGTATAAAGTCAATAAGATCCAGCTGTTCTGGATCTAAACCTGCGGGAAGATCGACTGGAGGATCTTCCCGCTTCATTATCTTTATTAACTTTTTAAAGAGGGATGCTCGACTTCTAAGACCAACAAGACGCTTCATCTGAAATAAATTCAGTTTGTGTACGTCTACAGTGCCGTTCCAATCCTTTATATGAGGATATAAGGCTGCACCTTGTAAAACAATATCCATTTATCTCTCCTTAATTAACTTTTAATGGACTTTTTCTTACCGTTACTTTTTATATTTACAAGCCTATGCTTTGTGCTGCTGAATTAAGTGCCTGCACCATCATATTACCACCTTCACCTAATTGTTCTGAAATATCAACAACTTCAGTATAACTAAAAGGTATAGTAATTTCAATAGGTGTTTTCTGATCGTTACCAAAAGTAGGTTTTCCTTTTGACTTTGGAAAAGCTCCTTTATGTCCCCACCAGAAATAGGGAGCACCATCACCTGTTAAGGCAGCTACCCAAACCTCTACTCTATAATCTTGTGGAAACGCTATTCCTCCACCTTTATTATCACAAATTAATTTATGCCATGCTGCAAAGATAGCTGATACAGGTGCTCCTACTTGTTCTTTAAAAGTAAGACTTAATTCACCTCTTGTTTTACCTACTACTACATCATATGTAGATAATTTTGTAGGTACTTCTGCTATTTCTAAAACCTCTTCTGGTATATCTGCAGCTGACGCAAGCATCGATACTACTTGGCCTCCGCCAGCGTATGTTGCACGTAGTGACGGCGGAAGCTTAATAGAAACTGCGAACAGATTTCCAAGCATCGGTTCTGATGTTTCTGCTAAGTCGCCCCAAGCAGCTGCTTCACCTGTTAATTGAAGGGTAGGTTTTGCCATAATTTATCTCCTTATATTACTTTCCAAAAACTTTTACTATCTTATCTACAAGAGTTTTTAATTCCGGCGTTCCAGGTTTTACATCCCAACCACGATCGTAGTTAACTAGATCTTCTGTTTCACCTTTAGCTCTAATATTAAGTGTAAATATACGTCCACCTTTAATACCAAATCTAGACCCTTTATCAAAAAACTTTATTTGAATATTATACTTAGGTGTAGAACCTATAAGCCATTCTCCAGATGCAGGCCCAAAAGCCGAAGGTTTTATTTTAATCTTCGGTATTATTTTTCTAATAGGTGCAAGATCGAGTCGTTCGTCTAAAGATGATTCTTCTTTTATAGAAGAAATAGCTTCTGCAAGTTTTAAAGAAGACTTAACCTCTTCTTTCTTTTCAGTAGATTCTTCTTTTTTAATACCTAAGGTTTCTTGTAGTTTTTTCATTGAATATTCCTATCTTAAAGTTATGAATCTATCTCAGATCTAATATCTAGAGCAGTTATTAGACCATCCAAAAGATTCGTCGCAAGATCTCCTCGACTCATTATTCTATGTACCGTTCTAGGGAACTTTTCAGCCCAATCTTCTAAAGCTTGCGATGCTTTTTGGAACTCGGATTTTGTAGCATTTTTCTCAATAGCAGCTGATAGTAAATCTATCCACTTACTCGATGCTGCCTCATCCAAGCTTATAGATTCTTTTTCATGTATCCTACCTAAAGCTTCTTGTAGTTTTGTCATATTACCTCTTTTAAATCAATTCAACGTTAATATCTTCACCGTTCTTAAATACTGCTGTTGTAATCTCGATCTCTTCGGCAATCCGATTAAAGATCAAACCAATCTTAACTCTTAAAATTTGATTATTTATATCTTCAGGAGTTGGATCAATAGTAATCGAAAAACTTTCTAAACCTGCAGCGTAAGCATTAATAGCTGTTTCAATCTCATCGCGTAAATCATTGTATGAAGCTGGTATAATAGGTTCTGCAAAATAATCTAAGGCAATAAAGTATATATCTCTAGAAAGATCAGAACGTGTTTTCCTTGCATGTGATTGTTGCATAGCTGATGCTACAGTTTTCATAGTCTTATTACCGTAATACATCTGTATACCGCGATCATCTATAACGATAGGATTTACTTGCTTTGCATTTAGGGTATTTCTCTGTTCATATAGATTAATTACGATATCTTCAAAATCAATAACACCTCTTCTTGGACCCATTACGGCTGACCATGGTCCGCTATTAGCATCTACTATAACAGATGCTGCACCAACTTTAAAAGTAGGTGGCATCCATAATTTTCTACCAGCATTAAACTCATCAGTAATTTTTCCCCAGGTTGATCCTGCTAATGACATAAACTCTCTATTACCTAAACCTGTACGCCAGTTAGTTAAAGAAGCAGCAATAGCAGTTTCTTGTCCCGTAAGATCTTTAGCTTTATTTCCGGAATCCATAAAAGTTGAAAAAGGTGGATCTATATAAGCGTGAACAAATATTCTAGCTGCTGCTATATCGCCAAGTTCTTTTTTAACTACGTCATTAAAACCAGCATCGTACATTCTAGTAATATCGTATCGCGTTTTTCTAAATACTTGCAATCCTGTTTTAATATCAGCATCGGAAGCTGCATAAGTACCTGCAGTGCCTCCAGACATTGTATGAGGATCTGTATCAGTAGTTAAATCATAATCTAAATTGTAGGTATTAGTTCCTACTGGAATAGTTGTTTGATCGTAAGAACCATCTACTGAAACTTTAATTATCTCAGAACCCGTAATAGGATCATTTACAACATCCTCAATATAAATACCTACGCCAGCTTCGTTTACGCCATCTTCTTTATATGATACCAAAAAAGTTTCGTAATAATTAACTGTAGGATTAGTCTCATCTTTATCCACAATATAGAGACGCACAATATTACTTAAAGTTGTTCTACTATAAGTAATAGTCACTTCAGCAGTGCTTGCTGCGTTCATTGTAGTATATTTATTAGTAGCATCTGCAACAGCATCTTGATAAGTGACAGTAATTGTTCCTGGCGCAGTTAGACCTGTTACATCGTAAGTATCATCGCCATAAGTAACTAATTCATCGTAGGCTGTTTGAGCTCCGCTAACAACTCTTAAAGTACCTGCTACAACGTTATCATCTAAAGATACAGCTGTACCTGATACAAGATTAACTGTTCTCTGTACTGTCTCTATACCTGTAACTACAACAGAAATGTTATTATAATAGGTGCCGTGGCCTAATGCTTCGATACTAATAAATTTCTCTGGAGCTGCGCCATCGCCTTGAATATTAACTGATCCTTTAACTGGCACTACAGCTGAAGGTATAGCTCTTTTAATTAACATAGGCGATCCTGCTCTGATAAAAGCAAGAGCATTCTGCATGCCTCTTCCGTAATCTATAACGCCTGACGCTAAAGTCATTTGATCAAAAGGTTGTCCAAAATTACGAAAAAAATCACCTTCATTATTACATAGTACAGGTAGATCTGTACGCCCCTGTTTTGTGTATATAGACATAGCACCTGCTGGTACATCTAACGCACTCTGTGTTTTACTAAGATCTTTCTCTTTAAAATAAACACCTAGTCTATCAGCCATATCTGACTCCTTTTTATAAATCCTTTAAATTCAATAACTTACAATAATTTTTAAAATATTTAAAGTTTCTGCTTTCTATAAATAATAGTAATCTCCTTAAATAGCTATAATACAGTTGTTGTACTCGAAGTTGAACTGCTCGAAGTCGTTGATGTTGTTGTACTTAGCGTAGTTGTAGAGCTAGAACTAGAGGTAGAACTGCTAGTGCTGGAGCTTGTCGTACTCGAAGTTGAGCTTGTAGTGCTTGAGCTTGAACTCGTCGATGATGTAGAGCTTAAAGTACTCGTACTAGAACTTGTAGACGATAATGTACTACTTGATGATAAGCTACTGGTTGACGATAAAGTGCTTGATGATGTCGAGCTACTAGAAGTCGTCGAACTTGTACTCGATACTGTACTAGTTGAGCTAGATGTTGAGCTGCTTGTACTTGAACTGCTGCTGCTGATAGAACTAGTCGAAGAACTTGTGCTACTTGATGTAGAGCTGGATGTTGTGCTTAATGTTGAGCTGCTGCTAGAACTTGTTGTTGAACTTGAACTAGATGAAGTAGAACTACTGCTACTGCTTGTGCTTGTTGTCGAACTTGAACTAGATGTAGAACTGCTGCTAGATGTTGAGCTAACAGTCGATGTACTAGAACTAGTAGAACTCGTTGAACTGGTTGACGATACAGTGCTTGTACTACTTGAAGTTGTGGATACTGTAGATGTAGAGCTAGTAGATGAGCTCGTGCTTGAAGTACTTAATGTAGAACTTGAACTAGTTGAAGAGCTTGTCGATGAACTACTTGAGGTTGTTGAACTCGTTGTTAAATAAAGCTCTTGTGTACATGTGCCATCTTCATTTAGGTATTCTAGTATAAAACGTGTAAAATCTTTAATTGGATCTGTATCTGGAATATCATAAAAAGTGACTAACCAAGTT